ATAATGTTCTTTCTTTCAAAATGTCAAAGAAAATAGCTATTGACGGTTTACCTGTTGATTGTTATGGTGCTGACTCGAAAGGTCGAATAGAAGTTTCTGGTGGTTTAGCTTACTGCACAGATTATAAAAATTCCTACGGTTTACATGGCTGTAGTTCTACAGGTGGTTGGTCCGGTGGACCAATTATCGATGCTTCAAATGGTGTTTGCGGTATACATGTTGCCGGTTCAACAAAGGAAGGACTTAATAAGTTCGTCTCTTTGATGAAACCTGGTGTAAAACAATGGATTAGTTCAAAAAACTAATCTGGGCCCAGGAAGGGACGATAAATTTTTCTGACTATAGGTATGCCTCTGTCCTCCGACAAGTACACCCTTCTATCCCTTTCTCGATAAATGTTCGCGTTTATCCTAAACTTTTTGCTCCTTTTAATCCTAGCCAAGGCCTAAAAACATGGTTAGGTTTTAAAAAATATTACCAAGGACCCCTCGCCGATGAATACGTTTCAGCCCCCCAAATTGAAGCTGTCGTTTGGAATCGTGTTAAAGCTTATACTTTAATTCGTGTACGAACATATGACTCCAAGATGTTTGAAGCATCTTACGTATTCTTATCACGTCTTTTACACCCCTATACTAACAATTGTAGATTATTAACATCAGATGAAATCATGGAAATGATGAATTTGACAAAGTCTGCTGGTCATCCATGGCGGTATGTTGTTTCCGATAACAAAGGTAAAAGTACGAAAAAAGCTGTGTTCATTTACTTTCCTAGTATTATAGAGGATGAGTGGAATAAAACCACCAATACTTTATATGCGTTTTCAGGTTATTTAAAACCTGAATTAATAGCGAAATTAAAAGCTGCACATTTTGATCAATTTGGAAATCCCAAAATTCCATCAACAAGATTGTTTATGGCTGCTGACGTTTTACACGTCGCACTTATGTATAAAGTGTGCGGTCATTCAAATAAAAAATTATACGCTGCTTGTTGGCCCCAAACTCCATCCGCTTTAGGATGGTCAAAATTCTATGGTAATTCTCAACGGCTATATGATGCTCTACCTAAATTTGTACTGTTATTCGACATTTCACAGAACGATTCAAGTTGTGATACATGCTCAATGTATTACGCTGCCAAGTTTTCTTGGGATTGTTTACGTGCTATGGACAGGACAGCTCACGCTCTCTTCAAATTTAGTGGACTTATAGCCTCACTAATACATTCACTAGTCATCTTGCCAACAGGTGACGCCATTCAATTACATACTGGTAATAAGAGCGGACAGCTAAAAACTTCCGTTGATAATACTTTAATTAATTTACAAATTCTGATATATCATATGTTATATCATGGATGCGATCCCGAAAAATTACTTGCTGAATTATTTCTTATTATATGTGGAGATGATGGAATAGCTGATGCGGAAATGTTTGATAAAAATGAGTTAATATCAACATTTGCAAGTCATGGAAAATTCTTGAAAGCCAGTGTCGTTGCTAAAAATGATGCTGAATTTTGCTCACACATATTTGTACATAGATTTGATGATTGGGGAACTGATCACATATTAATGGCCCTTCCGAAATCTCGAATTTTGAGTTCTTTGAAACATGGTTATGCCAAGTTAACAAATGAATACAAAATTGAGAGGATTGCTGGCCTTAGTATTGAAAGTTTTCCATATCCTGAAATTTATGATATGACCCAGACTATGTTGGATGATCTTAATGCACCTCCGTGCTATCATTTATCTATAAATCAATTAGAATCTTTATGGTATGGCTGGGAAAGTGCGTCGTCGATCGATGACTTCTTTCTTAATTATACAAAACGACCGGTGCACGCTTAAATTACTAAGCCGGTTTTAAATATATATACGACCGTTTATATATTGCCTAATTCTTTGTATTCCTTTTTTAATACAAAACTAATTGATATTTTGTGACCCTACCCTCCAAAATTTTACAAATAGTCCTTCCACTTTTTGTAATTATCCTTTTAACACTAGAAACTCTTTTATTATTTCTAGTTGTCCTATTTTTAATCCTAATCCATTTTTATTAAAATGCCTAAAACTAAAAAAGCTATTATAGCCCGAGCTAAGAAAGAAGGTTGTAGCAAATCTGAAATTGCAGCCCGGATTCGACAATCTGTTGAATCTACCAAGAATACTAAGTCTCCTGTTCGTGTTTCGTACCGATCAAAAAGTAGACGCAGAAGACGTGATGCGCAAGGTGTTCAAAGAGCACCTGTATCCGTTGGACGCACTATTAGAGCTGAGACTCAGGACGTCGTTCGTTTACGTCGAAAGAATGTTCTCTTTTCTAATATGGTTAGTAACGCTGTTGCAAATACTGTTGAATTCACTGAATTCGACATTTCTCCTGTCAACGCCACTCTCTTTTCTTGGATGAATCCCATTGCTGGTTGTTTCGAAGAATACAAGATAAATAAGTTTGTGATTCGTCACGAACCTCTTGTACCAACGTCAACTAGTGGTTATATAGCTATAGCATTTTCTTATAATGCCCAAGATGTCATACCTCCTGATGAAGCTACATTTTTTATGTATAAAACTGCAGTTCGTAATTCAATTTGGCAGCAATGTCAATCACAATTGTCTAGTTCTAAGTGGTTATTTACTGAACCAAATGTTCTTCCTGCTGAGTATGATATTAAAAGTTTTCAATCTGGTAAACTATTTCTCGCTTGTTTAACTAGTTTAACATCCACCGTGTGTGGTCAGTTATTCTATGATTTAGACATTGAGTATAGAAAACCTAGAAAAAGTCAATACACTCCTTCAGCTTCGTCTGAAGGAAGAGCATCTACCAATGATCTTCTTAGTTCAAGAGCTCCTTTTACTACTGATGGCGACTCTTTTGGAAACTCCTCACTTGAAAGAATCAATGGATGGGAATATAAACTCAAAACACCTGGAAAATATGTAATCCCTACAACTGTCTCTATGCAAGACGATGTAGGTGCGGCAACTGTCTTTCGACCTTCTGCTGCAACAACTAAATCTCAATTGAAAGATTTAGCTTGTGGTTTCATTAATTCTGCCGGAACTTTTGTAGTAGATAATACCTTTGGTACTGTTTCATTAGGTTCTGAACCAGATGTCACTTCATGGGTTGATGCTGCTAATGCGTCAACTGCTGTTATGGCCTGGGATTGGATCGTAGAAACTCTTAAACCAAATGCTGTATTTAGTACTGCTGTAAAAGCTAATGGTGGAACTCCTGACTATTTTAATTCTTCTTCTGGCTGGGGAACTTTATGGGATCTTGCTGCTTCGGCAACAGATATCGCAGTTAAAGCTGCTCCATATCTTTTAACAGCTGCCAGTTTATTTTTATTGGAAGAAGACATTGAGTATGAACGGTTAAGAAAATTGGGTTATTTTAGTGAATTCCATGGAGGTGGTATAAAATCCGAAGATTGTTACAATGTTTGTTCACAAGCAATGAAATATTATCGGTTTCCCTCTGATGGAAAAATCTTTCATAACATCTCACCCCGTGATTGTAGAGCCATAGCGCTTAAACTTGGTCTTGAACCTCGGCAAACACGTTTCAAACTTTCATTACTTAAAGATTTTCCTAAAAAAGAAACTATAAAATTACTTTTGAATGAAGAAGAATGTGATTACATTCCTTTCACTGGTCTAAACATTTGTAAAAAATGTGGTTTATCAAGTGAAAAACATTAGCAATAATGTTTACCTACCCTTATTAAAAATTAAAAAATTAAAAAACCAAAAACAGTTAGAATCTTCGAAAAGAACACACGATACTTATGGAATAGAGCTGGTAACTCTTAGTACAAGGTTTAAATCGTATAATCCTAATACAATATTTCTAACAAACTATTATTTAAGAGGTGAGTCTCGCGGCTACCTTTTTTTGTCCAATACATGAACGTTTTTATTAACAAGAAACAAAATACTCTATGTGAAGAACCACATAAGAGCTTATTTGGCCCTTT